ATTGCCGCAGTCTACACCCCCTGAGTTTGCTTGGCAATAGCCCTGCGAACGTCCGAATAGATATCGTCACCTAGGCCGTCCTCAGCCGCCGTCGATAGCCCGGACGACGCCGGGGGCACCACTGCCGCCGCTGCGACTTGACGAGCCTGAACGCCGTTCAGTTGGCTTTGACCATTAGCCTGTGCCATGGCCTTAGCGCGCAAAACAGGGTCACGCCATACACAATAATCATAAGCCTCTTCATAGGTATCTGCCTTGCCAGCTTCGATCACATCGGCCATTTGTTCTCGCACTTGATCTAGGAACGGATGCTTTTCCTTATCCGCTGCAAAAGCTTCTAGCTCATTGGCTGCTGCTGTGTTTTCCAGATTGGCACGCCATTGTCGCTGCGCTTGTAGCTCCTGCATTACCTCTGGGGGAATAGGGGCAGGCGTCTTATGTTGCTTATGGGATTCATCTAGGAACGATTGCAGCTTTCCGCCCATGGCTTGATCCAAAGCCTTGCGGATCGGAACGCCATAGCCATCCGCGATTTCCAATAGCTTTGCGAACTTCTGGGCAGGATTCCCTAGTGCCAATATCTGCTCAGATGCAATCATCTGTTGCAGATAGTCAACAGGGTGAATATCTATCTGCTCAAAGTAATCACCATATTCAGCTAGAGCATCATAAATTTCTCGTGCCGGTTCCGTCTGTTGCATTAGGCGCTGTACGCCAGCCGCCATATCCTCTTCTCGGCGGATGATTTCACTGCGAATTTCCTCAGGAATAGTCCCCCATTTTTCTTTCAATGCAGGCGTCCAACCTTGAGGCGGCTTTGAAGCGTCCAGTTTTACTGGTGCATTTGGATCGGGCGGCGTCGCAGATACAGGAGGCGTTACCGGGGCGGCAGGGGCCTTCGGTTCTGTAATTGGTGGGATCGTATCTTTATCGTCCTTTTCTTTCGGCACAAACCGGCCATGTGCATCCCGCTGGCCTTCCGTCTTGCTTTCTACTTTCGGGGGAGGAATAACGTCAGAGGTAAGTGGTTCAGGCGCAGCCGGAACATTCTCTGTTGCGGCTACACTATTGAATGCGGCTCTTACGTCATCATTAATGTTGTCGGGGACAGTATTCATGGGATAATGTCATCCTCAGAAGCGGGGCGGGGAACGTAGCCTTCTTCAAGTTTCGTGATCGCTTTTTGCATGTCGTCTTTCAAATCTTTCTTTCGCTCCTTATCCTTGTCGGCAAACAAGTCCATTTGTGTCCACTTCTTAATTGCCGCTTCGTCATATCCGTCATGTGTATTGACGACGTTATTCCGCTTGTTATGTTCCTGTAGTTCCCGCCGCGAAGAAACGATTGAGCCATCCACGGGGGATTTGAATGGCTCAAATGGCTTAGTATGTAGAAGCATTTTAGGGGCGGTAAGAACTCGCTCCATAGAGGCCCCGCACTCATAGCAAGGAATATCAGGCATTTTCTCGTAATCTGCCAGAGAGCAAACCCTGTCATAAGTCTCCCCGCATCGCCAGCATTTATAAGGGTAAATCATTAGTACCCCCGTAGGGCCTTCACCCTTGGGTTCTTATGCTTCTCAAATTTACGGCCTACAGACTGCGGAATATCCACCTTTTTTGCGAACTTAGGATTATGGGCTACCGCTCGCATAAGCCGTGCCTGTTTTTCGGACTTGTACGGCATATCAATATCCCGGCCTTCTCATCCTACCCATGCCCCCGCCCATGCCACCACGAAGAGCCATTGCACGTGGAGCCATCGGAGCCGGTGCGCCCATTGCAGGCCCGCCCGGTGGCATAACGCCCCCCGTTGGGGCCGCCATAGGGGCCGCCATAGGGGCCGCCATAGGGGCCGCCATAGGGGCCGGAGCCGCTACAGGAGCCTCTGCGGCCATGGCAGGTCGCCTAATAGGCTCTACGCCACTCCGCAAAGCTTGCCCTAGCGATGACCTCCGAACCGCCGACATTGCCGGGTCCAGTTTTGCCAGTTTACCAAGCACTCCACCGCTAGTAGCCTTAGCCACGGCTTTTTGAACTTTGCCGCCCGTAGCTTCATGAAGTTTCGATCCAATTGGGTCGATTTTCTTGATTACCTTTTTCAATTTCTTGAGGAATCCCATTTTACTTCCCCTTTTTAGGAGTTGTGGGCTTCGGAACTGCCGCCGCTACCGCTTTCTTGCTTTGTACCTCTGCCGCTGTCCTTTGTTCGCCTTCTGCTAGTTCCGCTCCTAGGCGTACATCATCCTGCACTCTTTCATCTTCAAATCGTTGCTGATTTTGTCTCAATTCTAGCGCACCTTGAACCGCATCAGATTGAGCCTTCATGGTGAACTTTTCACGTTCAAATTGCATCTCTTGAGCGTGCTTTTCGCGCGCCATTTCCATTTCCATTTGGTGCTCTTCACGCTTTAGGGCCATTTCCTCTCGTTTCATCTGCGTTTCTAGCATTGCCTTCTGTTGCGCAAGCTGCATATCACCAGCCTGCTTTTGCTGGGCCAATTGCAGCTCTTGCTGCATCTTCTGGGCTTCCATTTCCGCCTTTGCAGCTTCCGGGTCCGGCTTTTCGGGCATTCCGCCAGCCTGTTCCAAGGCCATGAGGGCAGAATCCAATGCGCCTTCCAGTTCAGCACTGCCCTTGAACCCGACAAGCGAGAACTTGAGAATTTGCATCATCAATGGGGCCATTGAAGGGTTACTTTCTATGGCCGGAACCGCAGATGCAAGGAATTGCGACAATGTTTGCGTCAATTCCATCCGTGAAGACTGTTCCAATGCCCAATCGGCCTGCGTGAGCGAATCAGCCTCGATATCAATGCTGTATTTCGTCTGAAAATCGTCTCGGAGAATGGCGAGAGCCGATTCAACAAAAGGCTGATCGGCTTCCGGCAGTTGTCCACACACTGCGGACAGCTTTTCATCGGTATAAAGCTGGCACATCAGTTCCGCGATGATTCTGAGGCTGTCTCGGACGAAGAAAGCCACGTCCCTTTGGAGCGCAGTCATGCGAACAGAGGCAAACTGTGCTTTTATCTCCTGTGCACCTAGAGTTTCGTACTGATTTGAGGCGCCGCGAATGATATCCGCCATGCCCGTAACTTCAAAAAGCTGATCCTTCAGGAATTGGTACGTCGTGACTAGCTGTTGCAGCACTCCTGTGATGACTTCAACCGGGAACCAGTCAATTGTGCCCTTTGCACCGCCCTTTTCGGCAAACATGGCCCAATTATCGACCGGAATTAGCTTGTTTTCGGTGCCAGAAAGCATCCGCCCTATCTCGGGCTGTGACGCATCATAGACACCAGCCACCCGACAAGCCTCTACAATGAGGCTCATACGCGCGTAGAGGGTATCAAGTTGCGTATATTGGTCCTGCGCCATATAGTAATCAGGCAATGGCAGGAATTTACTAGTTGGAGGGCTAGCAATCAGGGGCTTCGGGCAGGGATAGAAGTTCCCCAATTGATATGGGTCTTTTACACGGTCTAGAATCGTGCCCTGTTCCGTCAAATGCAGGACTTCCTTTTTCGCCTTGTCCCACATCTGGATTACGCATACCTTACCCTTGTCTATCAGGTCCGGCGCGATGATGTAATTGTTATTCTTCTGGGTGGGCAGTTCCCCCACTTTCTCGCCCCACCGCTTTTTAGCCTCATCGTGGTCAAGATGCAGCTTGCGGCCGACCCACATGCACTCTTCCCACTTGCGCCGGGGTTCGTATATCAGGTCTTTCCAGTGAACGAAGTCTACTGCAACCTCTTCTGGCCTATCCTTTTCAGGTGGCTTAAACGTCATCCAGACCGTACCCACGCCGGGAACCAGCCTATCCAAAATGGCAGACTTCATTCCTTCGTCAAAATACTTGGCGCAATGAACCTCGTATGTGAGGCCGCGCTGTACGATTAATGCCGCGACGCGAGAGGGGTCATTTTCAAAGTCACCTTTATGCAGGCGCGATACGTCGGGCTTTGGAAGACTGTTGTAAAGGCTTTCTTTGAGGATAGAGGTATTACTGTAAAACAGGTTAACGCGCTTATACTGTCCGCCTAGGGATGAAGGGTCGTCTTGCCCCATCGCTTCGCGGTCGTCTTCGTAGCGTGACTCTATCTTGCATCCACGCTCATGGAATTTGCGGCTAAACTCATTCCACGAATTGAGTCTAGTCGGCCAAGGGTTTTTCTCTTGCTGCTTGTCAGCCATTTTAGACTCTCCGATTATTGCGATTCGCGCGATCTGCGAAGAGATTTTCTAGGTTCAATGCACGCCCTAGCGGAGTGTTGAAATACTTGGGGCCTGTTGCGGTAGTTTTACGGGTCTTATTGCATTGCTCTGTGACGTTCTTTGACAGGGCCAGCATTCTAAAGGCGTCTGCCGGGTGGGAATGTTCGTCATGCTCAGGAGTAGTGCTGAATACCTTAGCCTCTTCATCCCACTCATAATGATAGGCTTCCAGATGCTCTAGCCCTTTTTCGACCGCCTTACTGGCGGTATTAAACCATACTGAGGGGATTAATGCACGTGCTGCTTGGATGCCCATTGCGACGGACATATTAGGCACGATGTAGGGTGTGAGGCCACGGGCGATGAATCTTTCACGGGCAGAAAGCTTGGTGGCAAAGGTCTTGTTTTTGGCATCATGAGGAAGGGCCGGTGTGCCAAGTGCATATGGCAGCGTTTCAAGCTCATCCAGCCAATCGTCTGCGTCCCGTCCAGTGCCTTCCAGAAAGTGGACTATATGGACCTCACCATTTACTATCTGGTAAAACCAGATTGCAGTGGCGTCCGAGTGACCCAAATCCCACGCCGAGAATACCGGAAGATCAGGGATGAATGGTTCGTCATAGTCGATCTGCTGATTTTCGCACTTACCAAGTTGCCGTCCGAATATGCTACCGAAATTAATGCCTTCCCATGAACAGTAATACTCTTGTTCGATGATCTCATCCGCCACCCCCTCATCCCGCTCTGATTGAATGTCCTCTTCTGTGATAATCCGTTCCCCATTATTGCGGAACGTATCACGGATAGTTTTGCTACTGGTAAACCAGTTAGAGCCGGGCTTTCTGGCCTGCTTCCATTGCTTATATGCGTGGTTCTTTCCGCGTGGTGTGGTAATGAAGGCTGCGAAGCCCTTATTTTCAAGCAGAATGGGGCGAACGAAATCCCACGCAGCGGGGTCGGAGAGCGCCCATTCCGAAAAGATGACTCCGATGGGGTTTGAGCCCACTAGGGAGTTGTAGTTATCACTGCCCACTACTTGGTAATAACTGCCCCCTTTGAGGCGCAAATTCATTTCGTTTTCATTCGATACTTCAATGAGTTCTTTCGGGAAGGCTTGGTGGATAATGCGGCGGCCAGACGCACCCACGCCGTTCCATACGACTTTCCGGCCTTGGTTAAGGGTGGGAAGAAGATGCCAATACGTACCTGTCCGTAGCTGCGACGCGATTGCCAATCCGTTGATAGAACAGGAGTCCTTACCTGCCCGTCGATGCCATGTGAGAAACGCACGTTTCTTCTCCGGAAATTTACCGTCTTCAAACAGGTAGTCGAAGAATTCCCTCTGGTGGGCCATTGGGAACCAGTTATTAGGGAGTTGTACGTTCTTATTCGGGCGATAGTCACGCATCTTCCGCATCGTCCATATTGAGCGTCACGGTCGGCGGCTTGCTGAGGATATCTCCGAAGTTGATTTGCACATTGACGCCGGAGCCTGTAGCGCCCTTGTTTTCCTGGCCCCCACCAAAGTGCTTGAAGATACTGACGAGTTCTGCCGCGTGGTATTTTTTCTGTTTTACGTGGGAGCCTTTTGACGTAACGATATCTACCGGCTCTTCGCCGAGTAGTTTGGGCATATTCTGTAGAATCTGATTCTCCACCCACTGGTCATTAATAACGCGCTGCGCGGCTACTTCTTTCTGCAAGTCAGTTATATACGCGCGAGTAATGGGGTCGTTATACATTTTCTGAATCATGGGCCGGGGCAGGTCCATAACCCGTGCGATCTTCTTGAGGGAGGCGCCAGACAGCACGAATTCAAGGGCAAACTGCCGCTGATAGGGGGTAAGGTTTACGAACCCCTCATTACGTGCGCGTGTGACGCGACCGGCAATTGATTTGGGGTCAGCAAGTGCCCATTCTGCCTCGGGGGATTCATCAATCAAAAGGCTTGGGAGGTTATTCATTCTTTGACCCCTTTTGTAGATCGTTCGCGTCCTGCCAGATTTGTCGTAACATCATCGCCCAATGCGGCATAGTATCTAACCGCGCGTGTCCTTCTAATGCGGCTGATAATGTTCACTAAATCCTGCAATGCTTCCTCGTTATTCGCGTCACGCAACCTCTGCGCAATAGGCGTATAGAAAACCCAATCACTTGGAATAACTATCTCTCCAAAGGCTTCGACGCGATACATGGCGTTCACCTTCTTGGATAAGCGGCCATAGCGCCGAGTATATACCCTAGGGGGTCATAGGTAAATAGATTACGTGCCATGTGTAATCTCATGGTAAATAAGACAGGGTTTCTCGGTGGCTTTTCCGTGTTTTGTTTTTCCTAAGCGGGGGTGTGGTAGCAAGCTAGCTGGGCGGGCGCTTTTTCCGGTATCCCCCGGCCTTCGGCCTTGCCCCCTGTTCATGTACCTGTCTCCGCCCTGCTCGGTCGGTCGTATGCGATGGAGTCGCGTCCGACGCATGTGCATGTTCCACGTGGAACAGCCCGGATGCGTGCGACGCGAGCCGACGAACGGTAGTTGACAGGGCCGCCGTTCTGTGCATTCCAGCCTGCGACGAAAGCCCCCTGTTCAGGATCGGAGGTTCCACGTGGAACGCCCTTCACAAAGCTGAAGCCGGGCCTAGAAACGCCGTGGCCGCGATCACACCCCCCACCCGCTGCCAGCGTACCAGCCAACCCCCGCGCGTTGAAATTCGGCCCATAGCTAAGCGGGATACGGTGCGCAAGCCGGAGCGTGGGGGCCGCCTTCCCCAAACCCTAGGGCCGCCGCTTAGACCGCGCCAGCCTAGGGGGTCACTAGGGGTCGGGGGTCACCCCCCCTTTTTAGTTAGTCCTATATCGCCAACATGAAAAAGCGCATTTATTATTGCTCTTCCCTTACTTCATCATTAAATATAAAAGAGTATGACCCCCCTGACCCCTATGACCCTTTTCCTGCGCAATCAAGCACTTACGTAGGGGTCACCCCTGACCTTTGGTATGACCCCCTCTGACCCCACTTGGCGACGAACGGTAGCTTTCAACCGACGAACGGTATTGACCACTATATACCACATGGCAAAAAGGGGGTAATCTGTACCCACTGAAACGCAACGGGGAAACACAAATGACCATTCAGACCAAGCCCGCAGGACCGTACTACGCTGTTCAGATCAAGCAATTGATCGAAGGGGAAAAGGATTACGGCCAATGGCGCACGGTTAAACGCTACTTTGGCCCCGATAGACTGGCAAAGGCTGAAATGCACGTGGCCTATATCATGGAACACTCGCATTCATTGGATACCCAAATCGTAGGACACTAAAGCCTAGGCCGGTGCCCCTTCACATGAGGGGGCAGTATCCTAGCCTTAACCATCCCAGACCATAGGACTAAAGAGCCATGCTCACTCGCCTGATTGCTGTTCGCTTCCTTGCCACGACTGCTAATAAAGGAAGCCGCCTCAAGGCCATGGAAGCCGGTCACACTCCGCGCGTGTATGGTTACCACTCATTTAATACCGGGGCCATGTGCGCAAGTGAAGCCGCCGCGCGTGACTACTTCGCAGCCTGTCACCCAGACGCATATAACGTGACCGTCACCCCCGTTTCTAACCCGACGGCGCAGACCTTTGGAGGTGGCAAAGAGTCGTTCTATGTTGTCACCTATGACGGGCTACGCTAAAATGACGGCCGTGATTGTCGGGCTTTGCATAGTGTCGGCCCTCACCATTCACCGCGCCATCTTCCGCCGTTATCTATGGAGCCACTAACATGAAAATCGCCCCTAAAGACTTCACCCTTTGCGTACTGGAACGCGCGGCCCTTGTCCGGGCCATAGATGAACGGCTCGCCACACTGGCGCGCACCGTAACGCGCAAGATGGCAAGCGCACGCGCTAAGACGTTCAAGGTAAGCCGGGAGATTGAAGCCCTAGAGAACGAACACGCGCGCTTGTCTGATTTGCGCGTCGTCCTGAATGCCTTTTAAGCTAGCGCCAATCCCCATTCAGAAAAATGTGGTAAAAAGGGGTTGACACTCGGCCCCTTAACCCCTAATCTAACCACTCACCCCGCAGCACTCACCCAAAGGACCAAAGAGCCATGAACGCACTTGCCACCCGTTTCGCCGCCCCCGTTCAGTACCGCGCAGACCACGCCCTTTCGGATGCGCAAATCATGCGCGTGGCCCCGTCCATCTTTGCCAGTGACGCGCACCATAGCCGCTCCGATCGTTATACCTTCGTTCCGACGGTTGACGTTTTGGCCGGTCTGCGCAAAGAGGGATTCCAGCCGTTCATGGTCGGCCAGTCCCGCACCCGCGTGCCCGGTAAAGCCGAATTCACGAAGCATATGCTGCGCCTGCGCCATGAGTCGCAGATCAACGCGGGAGAGGCTAACGAAGTCATCCTGATTAACAGCCATGACGGCACTAGCTCTTACCAGATGCTTGCGGGCCGCTTCCGCTTCGTCTGCATGAATGGCATGGTCTGCGGTGACAAGATGGCCGATATCCGTGTCCGCCATAAGGGCAACATCGTAGACGACGTGATCGAGGGAGCGTTTACGGTCGTGGACGGTTTCAAGGCCGTAGACGAATCGCGCAACGCGATGGCCGGGATTAAGCTTCTGGGTAGCGAACAAAGCGCCTTTGCAGAAGCCGCGTTGACCCTCAAGTATGATACGGACGAAGCCCCCGCACCGATCACGGCCCGCGACCTGCTGCGCCCGCGTCGCTGGGAAGACGATAGCGCCGACCTCTGGACCACGTTTAACCGGGTTCAGGAAAACATGATTAAGGGCGGCATCCGTGGCCGTAATGCTAACGGCCGTCGCACCAGCACCCGCGAAGTCTCGGGCATTGACCAGAACGTCAAAATCAATCGCGCCCTCTGGACCCTCGCCGAGCGCATGAAGGAACTGAAGGCCGCGTGATCCAAACCGGGGGAGCCGAAAGGCTCCCCCCTTTCATCCCTCAATACCCCAGGACTAAAGAGCCATGATCTACGCAGAATTTTACAAGTCCGACCTAGCCGGCAATCTGTCGCCGGGTGTAGGCGATCGTTCCATGGTCATCCTCGATGGCCGTAACGCGGATGCCGCGTGGCATAGCATCGCAGCCCGCGAATGCTGCGCGCGGGGCTTCACGGCGTACCAGCTTCGCAAGGGGCGCGGCTTCACCGATAGCAAGGCCGCTAGTGGTCTGATCTTCCCCACATGCGGGAGTGCCAAGCCGTGACCGTGATTGCATGGCTGCTAGGGCTTATCTTGTTGGCCCTTGTGTGGCCTAAGGCCGTGCGCATCATATTGGGGGGCCTTGTGATCCTGCTATGCCTCGCCATTGCATGGGGCCTTATTGTATGGGCACTAGTGGCATGGGGCGACCAGACTCTAAACGGCGGCACTTATGCGCAGGCCACTATGATTATTGTCATAGTCCCGACGTGGCTCTATTTTGAATTGAGGGATGGCAGTCATGACTAGGAAAGACTACGTTTTGCTTCACGCTGTTTTTAAGGCTGAATTGTCCGTCGCCCCCCTGCTAAGGGGTGCCCCTAGGGAAGAGGTTATTCATGGTGTGGCGCGTACAATCGCGTACTGTATCAAGGCGCAAAATCCCGCGTTCGACGTGCCGCGCTTCCTCGCTGATTGTGGCGTGCCCTACGCCGCCGCCCCTGCCGCTATACTGGACCCGCCATGACTACCGTTGCCCTAGGCGATTGCGGTATCAAACAGCCGACGAACGGTTAACCTAATCGCCCATCCTTTGCTATACTAAACCCACACCCACCCACTAGGACAAAAGAGCCATGATTATCCGCCATCATATCGGCCGCTCCATCGAAGGCACGATTGACGAAGTTATTGCATATGAGGGTCCGGCTCTCCCCTCACTGGACGAAGTACGCGCCGTGATTCGCGCCCTCGCTTTCCTCGCAGAAGTCACCCCCGCATTGCAGACCAGCAAAAGCGCGCAAGCCGTAGTCCGCGACGCTGATCGCATCCTCGCCGCTTTGGAGGGTTGAGCCATGACCACGCTAGTCCGCACTACGTTCACCCTCGCCGATGGTCGCACGCTGGCGTGTGATTATGCGATCACCATAACCCCCGGAGTCCGCACCCTACGCAATGGCGATCCGGGTTATCCCGATGAACTAGACGTTACCGACCCTCGTTACAGTCTGGACGGGGAGCCGGTAGACGTTGACGATTTGCCCCATGGTCTGGACAAAATCGCAAACCGTCTTTATATGGCTGGACCGGGGGAGTTCAATTATTCCGAATGCTACCCCCGCGAATGCTGCGACGAACCCGACGAACCGGAGTACATTTTCTAATGTCCTGTATCTATACTGGCGCAACCGTCCATTTCCCAGAATATGGGGCCTTTGTAGTCGCTGACCTGTTTCTAGTGGGGGATTGCATCATCGTTCAATGGCAGCCTGATAGCTGGACATATGACGGCCAAGTGGATCAGGCGACGCATCACGTTCTAATAGGTCACGGCTACCACCATACGGGCCGGGGCGTTACCGTAGTGAGGGAGTCCGATTGCAAAGGACCGCGACGCTGAAAATAGTTGTAAGAAAATCGCGTTAGGCTATTGACACCTGTACTAAACCCCGTAATATCACATATGCGCGCACATGCGCAAAACCATAACCCAAAGGATACCGCCATGAACCGTAATGAATTGCTCGTCGCCGCCGGCCTCTCCGTCTATTCCGACAACATCGGCCAGCCGCCCGCTGAATACGCCGCCGCTCAGATGGCGAACCGTGGAGCCGCTTTCGTTACTGGCTCTTTCAAGGATACGGGTCGCAAGCTCGTCGCCGCTACCGCCGTCAACGGCGTGGCATTTGTCACCCTGTCCCGCGTGAATCTGGACGCGCAAAACGAGAAGGGCGAGGATAAGAAGGGCTACCAGATTGTCGCCTATGACCTCGCCGGTAACGTGCTGGATTCGACCCCGCTGGACGACGACGCCCCGAAGGGCACGAAGCAGGGTTATAAGGTGTACGGTGCCCTGATTGCCGCCATCGCCAAGCGTGATGATCTGGTGCAGGCCGCAATCCGCAGTGCCCGCGACGCCGCGCAGGCCCGCGTGTACGAACTGGAAAGCCTGCTGGCCGAGTGCAGCCCGCAGGAAGAGCCGGAAGCCATCGCCGAAGAGGCTTGATTAGTCGCCATGGACGGCGGCCCAATACGCCGCCGTAGCATGACACGTCATTCTAACGGCCAAACCGACGGCCCCCAAGCGGGGCCGTCACCATAAAGGGGATACACCATGCGCAAGACCACGAAGCCGGCCCGCAAGCCGGTACGCAAAGCCGCAGCCGTGAAAAGGGTGCGTGAGGGTAAGCAGGCAAGGGCCAGGATTAAGCCGGAGGTTTTGGAAGAGGCCGCGCCTACACAACCGGAATTCGACTTTGACCGGCTGGGATGCACTACCAAAGCCGTAGGGCCGGAGCCGCCCCCGCCAGCCGTCACCGATAGGGCACAAGGGCAGGAAGCTAAGGCATGGCAGTGCGAACGGGTTAGCCGCTCCAATCTGGCTAGCACAATGGAGGGCTATCGGGAGGGCTATGGCCCGGAGGCAAATTGCGGGGATGCGGTAGCGTTGCTGTTGTCTTATCGCACGCTAGACGACATTGAAATTTACGTGTACGAAAAGACGGGTAAGGCTTATCCCGGCCTGAATCCCGGCCATAGGCGGATGAATTGCGGTAATATCATTCGCGGTCTGGTCAGTCGGCGCGATGCCGATTGTATGGGCTGGCTGCTGGACACTAACACCCGTTCATAAACCCATCCGACGAACGGTAGCCGCGCCCCCTGTTCAGCCATTGACAGGGGAGCCGGTTAGCGTTACGATAGTCGTCCGCAACCGAGAAACCCATTATGAGCCGCCCGCTTATTCGCACATCTGACGCCCCGCAACATTACACCCGCGAAAAGATCGAAAATGCAATCCGCTACTTCTGGCAATCTCGGGGTGTGGTAAATGGCAAGGTTCCGCCCCTGCCTGAACTGGCCGATATCCCGGCCCTCGCTAAGTCACTCGGAGAAACCAATGCAACGCGTTAATCCCGCCCACGATTTTGCCGCCCATATCATTGCCCGTCTGGGTATGAGTCCGGTGGACCGTCTGATATTCGGGACCGCTATGGTTTGCGATGCCGTCGCCAGTATCAATGAAACGCGGGCTAATAGCCCGTTCAAAAGTATCACGGTCAATGAGGAAGAGCCTTTCAAGACCGCGATTGCAGCCCTGTCCGTCATGGATAACCTGCCCGAAGAAGCCGCCCCATCACCCGCAGTAGAAACCGGAGCATAAAGCATCATGGAAACCGTCAATTTCGCCGAAGTCGTGGAAGAGTTCAAGACCGTTGCAGAAGTGCGTGCGCTTATCGTGCTGAATGGCATGAAGATCACGCCCACCCCCGAAGCACTGGATAAGGCAATCGTTTACTGCGCCTGCGTTAGCCCGTATATCGGCCCCGCCGAGTCCGCAGACTGGCGCCTCTTCACCGTCGAAATCGGTGAAGACTTCACGAACGTTCACCTGCCGTCGTGGCTTGTGGATACGGCCCTGCAATTCGTCACTGACGATGAACTGGATACCGTCATCGAAACGACCCCCATCGAAGCATGGATTACTGGCCTGCGTGATCTGGCCCGGAACGTGCCCCCCGCTTACCACCGTGCCGCCACCATCGAATTGTGCGATGCAATCGAAGATGCCGGTAAGGTCATGCCGGAAGAGCATCGCGCCAAAGTGCAGAAGGCCGTAGCCGATAAGGTTGCACGTGTGCGCAAGCAGAAGGAAGCGCAACGCAACGGCGAACCCGTGCCCGATCAAGGCCGGGATATCCGGGTGGCAATCATCGGCCTGTAATCCCAGACGGGCCGCGCTACCAAAAGGCGGCCCCTCACCTTTGGGGAGTGTTATGACTGGTAAGGTTCCCGAAATAGTGCGTTGGAGCCTGCTGAATTTGCAGGTATGCGTACCCCAGGATTATACGGATGCGGAAGTGATCGAATTCGCAGACCATAATCACCCTACCGGGCTGGATCATGGCTGGCGTGTAGTGCGAGCCGATGAAATGACCGACGGTAGCCCCGAGCGTGCTGAATGTGACCAGCGGAAAGGTTGCGTTCACGTGTTGCTTTCATGTTAGGTTTGTCGGGTGTCTGGTTCTATAGTTCAGGAGGCTTACATTCCATGTATGGCAAACTGATTAAAAGGGCCATCATCTGGCTAGCCATTCTCACCATAGTAGCCGGGGGAATTCTCGGCTACTTCATAGGATTCAGTCACCATGGAACATAGTCCGATTGCCGACCGTATCTTTTCCCTGTTGGGCGAATGCTCTAGTAAAGAGCGTGTTGCTGTAGCCGTTACCGTGCTGACGGTGGAGGCTAAAAGACTAGCCGAAAACAACGACGATTTGAAGGCTTACATGCTGCAAGAATGTGGCCTAGGCTGGGATCACCCCCAGAAGGGGGGACTGAATGCTTCCCTCGCATTTATCCGCTACATTAGGGATGATCGTTTTAACCACCCGAAGCGCGCACAAGTGGAGGCATGAAAATGGCCGCTATGGAGTCCGGTGAATCTTACCTCGCTCTCATGCACCTGAAAGCGATGCACCCTGAGAGGGCCGATCAATTGCAGGATATCGCGGACAATATCCGCAATCTGGCGAATGATAAAACGCAAATGATCCTGAACTATCGGGAGCTAGGCTATCGGTATGATGATTTGCTGGCCCGCTACAATGGTTCATTCTGCGAACGGTTCAAGAGGTTTTTCAAGACCGGCATTAAACCTGATCTAGCATGAGCGAAGAGGGGCCAATGAGTAATGATACCCGTTGGCTTTCTTGTGGTAAACTTGTCGCTATGATTCTGAATCGAATCTCCATCAGTTCCCGCCAGTTTCAATGCAACATTCAAATGCGGGCTAAGGGGATGCCAGTTCCAAAGGTCTGCATGGAATGCCGGCGCGGTCCCTGTAAACTAATCAAAAGAGGACAAGGGATATGATTAAGATGATCCATAAGCATTGCGGGGGCGTCATAGCCCGACCAGTTGACCCCAATTTCCATGCTATTCCGGGGATGCTAGTTCAGTCTAATGACTTCATCCTAGAATCGACTGGCAAGCGTCCCATTAATGGCAGTCCCATTATCTGTCCGAAGTGCAACAAACAAGTCGGATTCCGTGAAGTCGATTTTCCGGATGACGAAGATACGGAACCCGTAGAGTTCAATTAACCCGGAAAGGGCCGCCCATGCCTACAATTTTGCTAGTAGATGATTCCTTTATCCTGCCCGGTATGTGGTCCGCGCGGGCTAGGGGTGCGCCAGAACGTAAATACCTAGCTTCTAAACGTTACTGGAAGCTATCCAATAACGCTGCAAATCGCCACTATCTAAGGGCCAATTTCCAGCGCGCGGAATTCGATCCTAAGGCATGGGAAGCCTCTAAGCCTCTCCCATCGCAGGACGTTTCGGGAATCGTCGTGGCTCACCGATTCCCGGCTGATCCTGTCGGGCTATTGTCGCATCAACGTGAAGCCCTAGATAAAGCCTATGGCAAAAGGGCTTTCGCTTTCTTCCATGAAATGGGATCGGGCAAGTCCCGTACCCTGCTAGAACTGTGGTCGCAGTATTTGCTAGAGGGCCGGATTGCGGAAGGCTGGATGTTTTGCCCTAACACTTTGACGGGCAATTGGCATGAGCAGATGCGCCTATGGGCACCGGGCATAAACGAAAAGGTCGAAGTCTTTGGAATTGCCTCGCTACAGGCTGGCGGGCTTCCTGATCGGCTCAGGCACCGTTTGCATGACCATCTGGCGCTAGGCATAGATGAGTCCCAGAGTATCAAGAATTTCAAGGCCCGTCGATCCGAAGTTGTGCAGGAGCTAGGCGCTAAGACAGTCGTTAACAATATCCTCACGGGAACGCCCATTACCAAAGGCGTAGGGGATTTGTATAGCCAGTTCCAGTTTCTTGACCCTAAAATCTTGGGGTTCAAATCGTATTACAGTTTCCGCAATCGTTATTGCGTGATGGGCGGCTTTGAAAACAAGCAGATTATTGGCTATAAGAATATCAATGAACTGCTAGCCACAATCGAACCCTTTACGCATACTGTTACGAACCCGGTAGATTTGCCGCCTCAGGCGCATGAAACCCGTAACGTTAGCGTATCCGCAGAGCAGAAGCGCCTTTTGCGTGAACTGAAAACGCAGATGGCTACGATGCTGGATAATGAAGAGCTAACCGTCGAAAATGCCCTGTCATTCTACACCCGTGGCGCGCAGATTATCGGCGGACATTTCGCTACGGATTCCGGTATACTTGTCCCGCTTGAGAAGAATCCAAAGCTCGATGAGTTGAAAGAGATAGTCGAAGGCACCGGGCAAAAGATTGTTGTATTCTGCCGATTCGTGCCAGAGGTTAAATTGATTCATCGCTCGCTATTGGATTACGGTGCCGTTCGACTGGACCCAGATATTGAGCCGACGATTGATACCGTTAACCGGTTTCAGACCGATCCGGACGTGCGGATCATTGTTTCGACATACGCGCGAGGATCAAGAGGCTTCACGATGACGGCCGGTAAACTCATGGTGCGTTATTCGGGAACGTTTAACTATGAGGAACTGGTACAGTCCGAGAAGCGTATTGACCGCATCGGGCAGACGGAACCGACAATGGTTATTGATCTGCTAGCCAATGTCTTTCTTGATAGGCACATGAAGGAAATTGCGGAGGGGAAAAAGAGTCTAGCAGATTTCGTATCATCTTCACTGGAGAACCCCCGTGCCCTGTTGTCTATGTTCGACGAGGCTTGACAAGCTAGTCGGGCTGTGTTGTATAATGACCCTACCGCCCACTAAAGAGAATACCATGAGCAAGCTCACTGATCTGATCGAACGTATGAAGGAATTGGGGGATGAACTGGATGCGCTGGAAGAGCAGGCCAAGCCCCTACAGAAAGAGTATGACCAGTTGAGGCTGGAACTGATACCGGGTGAAATGGCCGAAGAGGATATTCGCTCTGTGACTGGCGGATTCGGCCGTTGCACCCTCACGTCCGACCTCTATGTCACCGTGAAGAATAAGGCCGCAATGCACGCATGGCTGGAAGAGACTGGAAACGATGCCATGATCGTGCCCACCGTCAACGCGCAAACGTTGAAGGCGTTTTGCAAGGAGCAATTGAACAAGGATGATGAACTGCCGGACGAAGAGGTTTTGAAGGTTACGCCATTCTCCCGTGCAGTGATCTATACCAAGTAACCTTCCTGACGAACTGAGGACTACGAAATGGCTAGCAAAGACCTGAAAAAGAATGACGGAATCGGCGCACTGGTAACGAGCGACCGCCCCGCGTATCTGGACCCGGAATCCCGCCGTGGTTCGGAAGACGTAACGCAGGAAGACATTACCCTTCCGCGAATCGAGGTTTTGCAGGCCCTTAGCCCGCAAATCAAGCGCAACGACCCCAAGTACATCGAAGGGGCCGAGCAGGGTATGATCTTCAATACCATTTCCGGCGAGTTGTATGGTGGGGAAATCGTCTTCATTCCCATCGTCTTCCGTAAGGAATGGATCATCTGGCAGAGCCGCAAGTCCGGTGGCGGATTCGTCGGCACTTTCCCGACTGAGGATGATGCCGAAGCCGCACGCGCGGAACTGGAAAACCCCGATGACCATGAGGTAAACCTCCATGCCGTCAATTTTGTTTACCTTGTCCGCGATGATGGCGCTTTGGAAGAGGCTGTTTTGTCGTGGTCCCGCTCCAAGCTCAAGGTATCGCGCAAGCTCAATGCGTTGGTGCAGATGGGCGTGGGGGATCGGTTCTCCAAAGCCTACAAGCTGCGCGCCATCGAAGAGAAGGGCAAAAAGGGCGAATACTACAGCTATGAAGTCAAGCCCCTAGGCTACGTGTCGGAAGGTATCTACCGCAAGGCAGAAAACCTGTTCAATGCCATCAAGGCTGGCGAGCGTGCCGTTGCCTATGGTACGCTGGATGATGAAGCCGACGAAGAACCTGAATCCGCTGTCATCTGATTACCACAACCCCGGCCCCCCGTTTCTGGGGGTGTCCGGGGCTTTTTTGTGAGGATGCTATGAAGACACTAGAAAAGCGGATGAGTGAAGCTATTGAAATAGCTGTGCAATATGGTGGCATAGACGGCGCCCACCACAAGGCATGGGTAATAGATCAAATGGTGCGCAAACTAGCCGGCCCCGCCTATGCTGATATAGTGCGAGATGCCTGTAGTGGAGAAGATGGCCCGGACACGTACAGTTGGGATGAAGGAATTGCGCCATGAGAATTGAAGTGATCGAAACCCTATCCTCCTACGAGAAAAAGCGTTGGGAGTTTGTCTGCGTATTGGATTCGCGCGGGCTGCATATTCGCCTAGCAGGAATGAAGCTGGAACAGCGCGCGATAGGCGATAAGCGTTCCATATTCAAGACCGTGCTGGAATGGTCCGACACCCCGGCCATTTACCAGAAGATTCCGGCCACTATTCGGATGCACAATGCTCCGAAGGTTCCTCTAACGGTGCAGCGTAGAATGCGCCATCATCTAGAGGCTACGATTCACTATAACTTTGACGTGTGTATGGCGGACGCTATGCAAGAGGCTCCGTCCCACGCGCAACATTGAGGTATATAATCATGCTACTGAAAGAGGAAAAAGTAAAAGCATATGAGCTATTCATGGCCGCTGCTTTAACCGGAAGTGTTAGACTCCTTAATGAAAGGGATGAAGAGGCAGATAAATTCCTTTTTAGTGCAGAGGAATTGGCAGAGGACGCTAACGATATTGCTACTGCGGCATTGGAATGGCTAGAAGCATATGAAGAAAACTATGAAGATATGATGCGCAATAAGCGTATACTGGAGAGGGAATCAAGAGAAAGATACGAAGCCCGTCAAGCAGCCAAGAAATAATGCCCGATATCCTCGCAGTAGACACTGAATCTACCGGCCTAGGCCCTAAGGATAGGGCCATAGGCGTTTCATGGCAGGTAACAGGGCAGGAAGCCACCTATATTGACCTCCGTGTAGACGGGGCCGGTGAATTCCTCAATATACTGGACCGCACTAGCGGTATCCCGGTAGTGTGTCATAATGCGTCCTATGACTTCCGCATGTGCCGCAATGCCGGGATTCATCTGGACCTAGAACGAATGCAAGATACTGTCATCCGGGCCACTCTGCTAAATGAGCATGAGATTAGCTACTCCCTAGACAATCAGGGAGAGAAGTATCTAGGCCGCAAGAAAGAGTCTGAGATATGGCAACAATTGGCCGATATGTTCGGGGGCAAGCCTACCCGTGCCGCTCAGGCTGGACGAATCCATAAAGCCCCTAAGGAAATGGTAGCCCCGTATGCCATACCTGACGCCGAATTGTGCCACGATCTATGGCAGGATCAGGAACGGCGAATCAAGGAACAGGGGATAGAAAGGATCGTAGAGTTTGAACGGTCCATAATGCCCACTATCATCCGATCTGAAATGCAGGGTATCCGGGTGAATGAAGAGGCTGCCCACGCTGCGGTGGATAAGCTCACTACGCAAATCGACGCACAGAAGGCACGACTATTTGAGACTGCCGGTTGCGTCTTTAACCTAGACTCTCCGTTGCAGGTTCGCGCGCTGTATAAGCCGCGCCAGATTGACGGGGTATGGTTCACACAATATGGCACCCCGCTACCCTCTACCCCCGGTGGCGACCCTAGCTTTAGTGCGGATGCCTTGCGTCGCATTAATGACTCCCTCGCTTTGGGAATACTGGAAACCCGTTCACTCCAAAAGACACGGGACACGTTCCTAAAGGGCCATATCCTCAGTAATGCCATCAATGGCCGCGTATATCCGAGTATCCATCAAACCAAGGGTGAAGATGGAGGAACAGGCACGGGCCGCTTTAGCTATACTGAGCCAGCCATGCAACAAATCCCATCCCGCAATGAGGATGTGGCCTGTATCGTGAAGCCTATATTTGAGCCAGAAGAGGGGCAGATATGGCTGGATGCCGATATGCACTCTTTCGAGGTACGCACGTTCGCGCATCTGGTTAATAATAAAGACCTCATTGCAGCATTCAATGCAAACCCTAGACTAGACTTCCATCAATACGTGGCCGATATGACCGGCCTACCACGTAAAGCGCACTATGCCGGCCAGCCGAATGCTAAGGAACTGAACCTATCTATTATCATGGGTTGCGGTGACGGCCTTGTGGCTATGAAGCTTGGCCTACCATGGGAATGGGATGAGTTC